GTCGGCTGCTCTTGGGTGGGGAGAAACGAAAAAGCCCAGCTGGTGGGCTGGGCTTTTTAACCGTGGTTATACAGCGTAAAGGTTCTATCAATCCAGAGCACATGAAATACCCTTCCACTTCGATAGCCAACCATTGCGGCTTTGTCGAATGCTCTAAAAGCAAGCAATTTGACATCTTCAGTCAAGAAAGATGGGATCGCGGCCTTAATGCTGTTCCGGGCAATGATCTCGGAGCCAAGATGATGCCTGTCTTGTTGTCGGATATCCTTCCACGAAAGTGCGCTCAGCCTCCGCAATTTATCAAGCATCTTTGATCGTTCTTCCTGTTGGCAGTCCTGGACGCACCAGCCAGCTTGGAGATACTCAAAGGAAAATACGGGAGGTTTGGAATCTGAGTCATCGACTTCTACAGTCGCCGACCGGGCCTTAATCTGCGGACCGCTCGAATCACGTCCTTTGATCCTATTGCGAGTCATGATTAATTCACCAAATTTTCGCGGAAATACCGCTCCATTTCTCGCTGGGGAATCTCACGACTGTACTCCCCTTCGGCAAAATTGTTGCGCCACGGGTCTTCTTCATGCGTCAGCTGACGGAGCTTCCAAGCTGAATACTGCCCGTACACGTCGTATACCTCTTCGATCAAGCGGCGTTCATCTTGACTGAGAACCGAGGGATTGAAGTCGTTAGCAGGAGGAATCGGGTTTGAACCGAAATCTTTAAAACGATGATACAGGCTTGACACCACAGGGCCGTGCATCCACGCCTCTATTGGTTCTAAAAACAATGGTTCGCCACGCAAAGCTAGGCTGAAGCCTTGTGCATAGTACATGAGCTTCTGGAGCTTCAAATTCGAGATTTCCCCTCCCTCTCCTTCCAGAATCAGGAAGTACTCAGCTACATCTACGCTGCTCGGCATTTGGCCTCCGTTTCATTATTAGCATCTTGCCATGGTCAAAATGAGGCGCGAGTCTGCCGAAGTCAAGTGTGGATGTCAATTTAGGCTTGACACGTGCCTGTTGGACCTATAAAAGCGCCACCCCTGTCCACCCATCCAGTATGTATGTAATGTCAGTAACACTACGCCTAGCTCCGATAGTAGCCTCCTGCCTTCATATGCATTGGAGGCAAGCAAATTGGCAAAAGGCGACATACTTAAAGCGGCCCTGATAAACCCCAATAGAGGCCCCCATAAAACGGCTGTAATTCGGTCAGCAATTTATAAAGAAATGGAGCAATACACGGCTCAGGGGTCGCTTCCGTTTTCATTGAATGCAAGCGACATTTGTGAATTTCTCGCTCCAAATGATGGTCATCTCACACTGGATGATGAGGTGCACCTTCGTGAGTTCGCCGAATATCTCGCCGTAGTCGACACAAATCCGAATGCACGCCCTGGTTATAGGTTTCTGGGCAATAAATTTAGTGAAGACATAGGCGTTTAGACTCAAGACTTCCAGTCCTTTGCCTGCAAGCCCAAGGACTGGGATTTCGCCAAATTCGGCGCGCTAATGACCTGGAGGTCAAATGGAAAAGCTTTCACCATTCGAAAAGGGTGTCTTGATGTCGCTTGTTTCGATCGCAGCGACGATTCGAGCAACCCCGGGCTTTGACGGCGAAGCACTTACGAAAGCTGCACAATACTTCACCGACAATCCCGCTCAGGGTTGCGACAGTGGAGGCGCGAAAGAAGCTTACGAATGGCCGCTGAACCTCTTGAAAACAGATTTGGCACAGCTTCAGCAGATGCTGCACGCGGATAAAACTCGTAACTGAGTTCAATTTCCCCGCTGTTCGAAAGCCGCCACGCGGGTACTCCGCTGGCGGTTTTTTTGTGTGATTCCATCATCTGAAATACCTCTGCGGCCGTCATTATGTGATTGGTTCTGCATCCGTGTGCCTAAGAATCAGCCGTGCCCGATCCAGCCAAGGCCCGCCGAAGACAATGATCTCGCTCGGGCGGCCGTACAGGTGGTGCAGCAGGAAAGGCCCAGGCCCGAAAGCGTTCGCATCCTCCTCTGGCAGGTTTGGATCGGCGCCGAGGTAGATCCCCGCATGGTTCGGGTGAGCCGTTCGGCCTACCATCATGACGATCATGTCGCCGCGCTGTGGATGGTCGACACGGACAAAGCCGGCCGCCTCGTAATTCGCTTCGTACAGGCTGACCGCGTCCGCACTTTCCCACCAGCCGTCCTCGCGCTTGAAGGTCTCGAACTCCAACCCCCGTTCACGCTTGTACCAGTCCGCGCAAACCTGCCAGCAGTCCCACGCGCCGTGCACAAAGGGGCGATTGAGTAGCGGCGTGTTGCCGGCCGGGGTGATGCTGCGCAGATCGCCTTCCGGCCAGCTCAGGATGTGCCAGGGCAGCTCGGTGGCCTCGCACATGGCCAAGTCATGCGGTGATGGTCGGCTGGTGGCGTCAGGGTGCGAGTGAACGATGCCGATCACCTCACCCAAATCTTCAGCTGTGGCGTAGTCTTCCGGATCGATCCGGAACTCTTCACCTGGATCGGCCGCAATGTTCCGACACGGGAAGTATTGCTGCTTTCGCCCAACCGCCAGCAACAGGCCGCAGCACTCTTTCGGGTACTCGGCAGCCGCGTGCGCCTGGACCGCCAACAGGATGTGCTTGCGCATGGTCAACTCCGGGCGATCAGGGAAACAGCGGGGAAGCCGCCGTGTGGAAGTTGGTTGTTGTCGCCGAAGCGCAATTTGCAGGACTTGAGCCCGCCCTTGCACTCGTCCTTGCTCGGGTCCTCGGTAGGGTTGTCGTCATCGTCGAACATGCCCCCGCCGGTGTAGCCGCAGTTCGGCCCGCGGTATCCACCGGTCATGGCCCAATGGCAGAACGTGGTCATCTGGCGCCCCGGTAGACCGTGATTGTCGATCTCGCCTGGCGATGAAAGCTCCCACTGCACGACCTCGCCGTCCTCACCGGTTTTCTGGTCAATGAACCAGATCTCCAACGCCTCCTGAGTGGGATCCGCAGTCGGGTTACCGCCCGGGAAGTTCACCGCGTCCAGGTACTGGACCATGGTTTCGCGCACGGTCAGCTGAAACTTCAGCAGGTCGTCGAAGGCCAGGCATAGCGCGGTGATGCGCCCGTTGACGTTGCCAGCGCTGAACACGGGTCGCGTTGCGCTGCCGTTGCTGTCAGCGCCGATGCCTTCAATCTGCACTGGCCAGGCCGCGTACTCATTGCCCTGCCACCAGATCGACTTTGCTGGAAGTTCGTCGACTGTGCCCTCGTAGGCCAGCAACTCGGCGGGCGTGTGCGGGATGGCGTGACCATGGAAGCGCAGCACATCGGCACCGTACTCCGAGCCGTCAATTTCAAAGAGCCGCACTTCCCCGCTGGGCTCCAGCTTCTGGATGTCCGCTATCAATGCCATGTGGCATTTCCTTATGGGTGAAAGGTTTGTTCGAGGGTGCCAGTCAGGGTGTAAACGTCCCCGCCTTTATGCGCAGGCTTGTAGCCGTTGCATTTGTAGAGGCCGAGTTCGCCGAGTGGCGGCGCCCAGAGGAAGGCTTTCGCCCCCGCGTGACGGTCGAGGAAGGCCATGATCTGTTTGATCGTGACGGCCTTACCGGTGTAGCTGAATGGCCAGGACTGCGATTTGTTGTTGATGCCGTCTGACACCGATTGGCTGTAGCCGTCGCCAAATTGCTTGGAGCGCACCCGCTGACTGATATCGCCCTCGGCTCCTTTTTCGATCTGCCAGGTGAAGCGCTCAATTGCCATAGATCACCCTTTGATTGCTCTGGTAATGCTGCCGCCCTGACCCAGATCCTTGCGCAGCAGCTGTCGATATTTCTGCTCGACGAAGTCGCCAAGCTCCTTACCGAACTGTTGAAACGACGGACCGCTGGACGTTGCGCTGGTGCTGCCATCGCTGGCGACGTTCACTTGCACGCTGATTTGCGTAGCGCCACCGCCCATGGCTTGAATGCCGGCCCCTCGGCCAGAAGTCAGCGGCGTTACACTGCCGCCATTCGCCCCGGTCATGAGGAAGGACCGGCCACCCTCGTTGTACAGCTCAGGCCCCAGCTCGTTGACTTCGTATAGCGAGTTGGCCGCGACCGGGCCGCCAGAGGCTCGGTAGCCTGAGAAGTCGACATTGTTGTAGCCAGCCTGCGAGGCACCAAGACTCGACGAGGTAGCGCCGGCAGAACCAGCAGGCAGCCCGTTCCCCGCGCCGCTGCCAGCGAAGTAATTGGTAGCGGCACCAACCAGGCTGCCGAGCAATGCCGAGCCGGCCTGCCGTGTGGCGATCCGCGCCATGTCGGCCAGAATCGACTTGGTGAAGTCAGCAAACGACAGCTTCCCGGTCATAGCGAAATTGACGACTGCGTCCTCCATCGAGCTGAAGGCATTGCCGAATAGGATTTTCGTCTGACCGGCAATGTTGCTTGCCGAATCCAGGTAATTGGCCCAGGCCGAAGTCGCGCCTTTGGTCCAGTCTCCCTGCGCCTTTTCCACGTCCGCATAGTTCTGCCGGATTTGGTCGGTGGCAGTCTTGTTCGCGTTGGCGAGGGCTTGCGATTTTCGGGTGAACTCCTCTTCCGACATGTTCCGCGACGGATCGGACTTCTGGTTTGCCAACTCCAACGACTGCTGAGCGAACCGATCTTGCTGGCTATTCAGTTCGTTGTTGAGTGCGTTCTGGCGATCGCCCTGGCCGACGCCGAGGACGGCACGCTGCCCTGCCAGTTCCAGCGCTCGCTGCTGCTGGGCCAAGGCCTGAACGTAGGTCGTGATTGCCCGCTCTTGTCGGGCGAGGCGCCCTGTCTCGTTCGTGGCCAAGACCTCGAGCTGACTATCCGCATCCTTCTGAGCTTTAACCATCCCGGCGCGCGCATCGGCGATCTTCTGGCCCAGCTGGATGCTTTGCGCAGCAGTGGTAGTCCTCTTCGCCTTGGTGGCTTCCAGTGCGGCGATCTCGGCCTCGTAGGCGGAGGTGATTTCGTCTCGCTCGTTGCCGATCAGGGCTTCGCGCTTCAGGGCATAGTCGGCATGAGAAACAAGCCCAGCCTTCTGCGCTGCGTCCAGTTCCTTCTGGGCGTTTTTGTATTCCTCGCTGATGGCTGCCAGGTTGTTCTTCGCGTTGTTGAACCCGGTCAGATCGACCTGCGAACCCGCCGCTTTCGGATCCTTGAACTGCTCGTTGATATTCGCCAGATTCTTGTCGATCGCCGCCTGATTCAGGCGCGGGTCGTTCGGCGCCACCTTTCGGATGTCTTCGAGCTGCCGCTTGTACTCCTTGATTGCTTCGTTACGCTTCTGCTCATTCGTCCATGCAGACTTGGTCAGGGCGTCGACCTTCGCCATCGACGAGACGGCATCACCCTGGGCTTTCGCCTGCTCCCCTTCCCATTTGGCGATGTCAGCTTCCGCGGCCCTCTGATCCTCCAGCATGTTGAGGCGATTGCGCCGGAACTCGATCAATGCGTCCTTGGACTTTTGGCTTTGAAACAAGCCATCCATGTTCTCTGCATCACGAAGGTCGTTTTGGGCCGTCTCAATTTCCGCATTGATATCTCGGCGCCCGATGTTCTTCAGTCCATCGGCAGCACGGGCAACTGCGTTGTAACCCTTCTCCCAGAAACTCAGGTTCTCCAGGATTCGCGGTGTACGCTCATTGATCGCATCGGCGAACGACTCGGTAGCCAGCTTCACGGCACCAGCATGGTCGCCCTGCTTCTCCAGCGCGGCAATCTGCGTGTAAACCGACGCAGTCAGATAGTGGTACTGCTCATTCAGCGCGGCAGACGCCTTGACGGGGTCGTCTGCGAGCTTGGAGAACTCGGCGACCGTCTCGCTTACGGCCTTGCCGGTCGCTTCCTGCATCGACACAGCGGCCTGGGTGATGCCGGTGAAACTCTCGCCAGCGATCTTGCCGTTGCCGGCGAGCAGCGCGAGAACTGCAGCAGCTTGTCCAGTGGTGCCCACGGTTGCGCTGACCTGGCGCGCCATGTCGCCCAACTGCCCAGCACTTACACCGGCGTAGTTGCCGGTCAGGATTAGTGACTTGTTGTAGCTGTCCTGCTCCTCGCTACCTTTGTAAAACGCGTATGCGAGACCGCCCACCGCCGCAGTTGCCAGCGCGAGCGGCCCGAGGATAGCAAGCAACCCTACAGCACCTTCGCCTGCACCGGCGCCCAACTGAGCGACCGCACGAACACCACTACCCCAGTCACCCGAGGACAGCGCACTTCCCAACTGAACGACGTTTTCCTGTGCCTGCCGGGTGCCGAGGCGCAGCTTGTCGAAACCGGTGGCTGTCTTTTCGAGCTTTGCGTAATCCCTATCGATCTTGCCCAGGGCCGAGTTGTATTCCTCCTGACTGATCCGGCCAGCATCCAGATGCTTGCCCAGTTGCTCGACCTGAGTATCCAATTTCGCCACTGCGGCGCGGGCCGGGTCGATGGCGCCCAGCAGGCTGTTTAGCGCCTTCTGTTCATCCATTGTCGACTTGACCAGAGCCACCTGCTGCTTATCCAGCTGCGCGGTGATCTTGGTGAATTCAGCTTCACCGTAAGCACCGGTCTTGGTCAGTTTCGCCAGCGCATCACGTTGCTTGGACAGTTCCTGCGTGGTGGTCGCGCCTTTCGACAACGACTTCTCCAACGCCTCCATCTCTTTCATCAGGCCGACAGCGGATTGCTCTGCCCGCTCGCCGGATTTCGTCAGTTTGTCGAGATCGGTCGCAGCGTTAGCAGCATCAGCCGAATCGACCTTGATGCCGAGTTCTGCAATGTTCATCGACTCACCTTGAATAAGTGCCCGTCTTCACGGGCTGTTGTCGCGGGCTTCGGCCATAACCGCGATGGCTTCCGATTCCATTACGCGGATGTCCTGAAACACGCCGGGGCGGTCCTTCGCCGGAACACCGACGAGCTTCATCACCTTCGGCAGCACGCCGTAATCGAGGCCGGTCGCGCCGCATGCGCCTGTGCGCCACTGAGTCCCCATCGAATCCATGACGAGAAACGCTTGCCAGTTGTCCGGCCAGACTTCGAAGGCGTCATTGACATCCGACGAAGAAAGGCCGAACACCGAAAGGACTTCGGAATCAGTGGTCGGCTCGTAAAGTGCGCGTGCGACGTCGGTCAGTTTCCCAGGCGGGCCTTACCAAACGCTTCGCTATAGGCCTTCACGACAGCGTCCGACACGCCAATACAGCTCTTCACCAGGGCAGTGATCGACTCGTCACTGAGTTTGTCACCGAAGCCCCAAGACACGACCAGATCCTTGATTTGTTCGACGCCTTGCTCGACTTCGGCTGCAGTGATTTCCACAAGAGTTGGCTCCGTCCCTTTGAAGCGCTCGCCGAGGTCGCTTGCCTTCTGCTTCCAACTGTCGAAGAGCTCAGCCAAAGCAGTGCGGTCGCGATACTTGAACGTGAACGGAACCATTGCCGGGTTGCCACCTACCTGCGGAAT